CCTTTCTCCGGATACCCCTGCCAACGAGAGATTCGTTGACGCCTTGCATTTCACACACAGCCGTGTCGCATCTCCGACATTACCAAGTCTATAATTGCAAAATTTTAAGCATGAAAAAACGTACCCGCTTAATCTCACTGCTCCCCACGGTGGAACGATCGGAACAGTTCAATTAAGACGGGTACGTACACGTTATATATACGTACCACGTCTTCCCAAAGATACTCGATCGTTCCACCGTGGGAGTATCAATGGTTGTGTAGTACACGTTAATCCTTTTAAACCAGGTGAAATCTCCTTCACCCGGTACAAATGTATAAATAATTTCTAAAAATAGTATAACTCGGGGCCAAGAACACGTGAAAAGACTTGTATTCAATCCCGTGTTTACCCTAATTTATTACCGTATAGAATCCTGAATTATTTTTGATGCCTTTTTACGCCATCGTTACATATCAAAAAGTTGGAAATGATCGAGAGTTAAAATTTATACATTATTCCCCAATTTAAACCAACCGGTGCCCATTCTACTCGACACCCCAAGTTGTGATAGAAAAATCCCCCGCCGATACTAAACGAGTTCAGGGTTAACATGGAGACCGACACGAATGGAGTAAAAATATCATTTTTAGTGATCTTAATTTCCTTGTGAACGGGAGTAAAAGAATAGTCGAGTTGTTGTAACTCGTTATATTTCACAAGTAAATCTATCGAAAACCTGCCATGCTCGTTATCGAATAAGGTTTTCTTGTAACTTCGTGTTAAGTTCCAATCTCTCACTGTTTCCGCTAGCGTGGCCTCACGATCCACGATAGGAACATCTTTAAAAATGGTGTCTGTTTTATAAATGTACTTGTATTTCAATTCTCCCGCTAGGTAAACGGTATCACAAACGAGGTGGGTAATCGTGTCATGGATCGTTTTACCCTCCACGTGATGAACGGTTTCTTTTTTTTCCACTGTTCCACGACCGAAAGAGAATCCAATCGCGAAACAAGCCATACAACACACGACTAGAAATTTATTCATACTGCTCTTGTTTCGTCATCAAAATACCCGACCCATTACACCCCTCTCCCCGGGATTATCTAGATGCCCTCCTTTCAAAAAATCCTCGGTTGCTTTCTTCTGCCAGTCATCCGGGATGGTTACAATCTTGGGGTTCAATTTTGTCCGAGCCAAAATATCATCGAGATTATTACAACGTGATAGCAACAAAGATGTTCCCCCTGTTTGTTGAACATCCCTATTTATGGAAGATAATTCTTCATTTCGGGAACACACGCCAATGGAGGACCCTCGATGAATTGTTTGCTCACTTGCATTCACAGGCTGATGACAGTTACGCTCTCCCCCTTCAAAAACTGAATACTCTTTTGCTTTCATAAAACTTGCTATTTTACTGTTATGGTTATTTTTTCCCCGGCCACCATCGCTTCCTCCAGTACACGTATTAATCTTAACTCGTAACTTGTCGAGTTAATCACTCTTCCGGGTATCCTGTTTTCTCCCACGAGAATACACCCGGATGTGTCCTTGTCTGTATTACCCTTGTGAATTCTTATACCCGTGAAGTGGGGAACATTCAAAAGCAAAGGCAATTTCCGTTTAAATTTCGCGGACACGTTCACGATAACCTCGTAGGTTCCTGCCGGGATCGCCGTCTCGTTCATCACCTTCTCTTCCTTGTCCAAATCCCGACAACGATCTTCCAAGGTGTCACAGAAATATTCCCCGTCCACGAATAACCGACCAATCGTGTATAAAGGTTTCTTCGCTATTCTATTTAGTTCTAGTTTCATCATCGAGTTTTTTTAATTTGTCCAGTAACTGTTCCGCCGTTTTAGCGTCGGCACATTGAATTATCGCCCGGATAGCGTCCGGCAGTTTCGCCACCTGGCTCTTCTTTGCCCTCTCGTTTTCCCAAACACTTCGGCCCTCGATCAACACGATAGCGGCCGTCACGAGCATCGAGGCGAAAGGTAACGTGTACCAGTCTATGCAACTCCCGATCAAGTCAAATATCAAGGCCATGACTTGTATTCGCCAGTAATCCCCAAGCTTCGAAAAAGTTCTCCGCAAACCGCCAGAATAAATCTTCTCTCCCCGGGCTTTAGCACTATCCGTACCTGCCCACAAGTCGATACAAACAGCGAGAACCATTATAGCCCACATCGCCAGTATAATGTACACTTGCGATTGAATAACGTTAAAATCACCTGTTACAAAAAATTCTATCATTACTCGCCTCCTTTTATTCCATTATTTTTCAATATTGCATTATTTGTTACTATTTTTGCGTATTGAAAACTCTAATTATGGAGGGAACAAGTACCGTGATGGAAAAAGTTCCCCCCTTTTTTTATCACCTTTCCTTGATCGTGTTGTAGAACTCCATGATCGGTTGCTCCAGCAACGTCAAGAAAACGGGTGACACCGGACCACCACTGATGGCTGTGAAAGAGTGATTCTCGCAGTCGTAAGACCCGCTAAAATTCAAATAATCGGAACGCCGTGAATTCTCGTCCACGAAATGCCCGTCGCAACTAAAAGTCACGATACCGGGGATGTTGTTCTCGTACTCCGTCGAAAAATTCACGTTGATCCCTTTCAAAATAACCGGGATCGTGGTTGTCGCTACTGTCTTGTAATTAATTTCCATTTCCTATAATTTTCAAATTAAACGTTCGTGTTCTTTATCTTGCAATAAGAATCGATAAGCTGCAATGGAATCGTTCCCGCTTGATCCATCTCGTCGATCCTCTCTCTCAGTACCGCTAACTCGGATTCCTCGAATACCACATCTATGGTCTCTGTGATATTGTTTATAATCGTTTCTTCATTCAAAAGTTCATGACGATCTATCTCCTCCGGGGTGAAATTCACTTTTTTGGCGATTGAATTAAACAACATACCTTTTATGATGTTAGCCTGATCAGGAATGAGATTCTTAATGGCAAATCTGTCTACAAATGTCAGTTTCATACTCGTTAATTTTACATGTTCGATATTAATTCACTTCTTACAATCAAGGATTCCACGTCCCAAGCCAGTTAATAGGCAGCTGGCAGGCCGTCCACTTGTACGTGTCCGTCTTCATCACGAGAACAGTATCTTGTCCACTTGACTGGACAGCCACGTACGTGTTCCCGTTGCGGTAAAATCTTTCACTTCCCGTGCATAACACGTCAAACCCTTGCGAGGCCTCGCTTGTTATGAAAAAATGGCTTCCGATTTCCATACCCGCGTACAAGTTTACTTTCTTCCTGTTACCAGTACCGTAAAGGCATATCATATTGGGATGCTCGTTACCCAGCGTTATACCCGGGTTGGTTCCCGTCATGTAAGCCCTGGAAACTCCCGACACGATGTGCGCGTTTGAGAACATTTTTAACATCCCCTGTGTCACCGCCATGGCATAAGAATTACCATTATTGGGGGCTCCCGCGATCAACGCCACTTGTTTATTACTACCCAGACCTCCATAACCTCCCCCGGACAACATGAAAGTCCCAAGCTTGGCATTCCCGGCGGTAGTCATGTCAGGATGACTACCCACGTACACTTGATGGCCGCTATAACTGAAATTTAACTGGGAACCAGATAGAGCCAGGTTGCTACCCCTTAGCCACGATCCCTCGATAGCGAAAGGACCGAGCTTGTTCGTTATCCCTAATTTTAACAGTTCCGCACCTCCCACAACCCCTTTCAACCCCCAGTCACTAGCGCTATTATAGTACATGCTAATATAGTTACTAGCATCCTTGTAAGCTTTAAATGATTTCTCCGAATCCGTTGATGTTACCTTTACCCCCGGTCCCACACCAAAGTCTTTGCCGCCAATTATCTTGTTGTCGGCAAACGTGAAACCGATAACGGAAATCATATTGGCCGTGATAACGTTAGCCTTTAGGATGTTCGTTCTTAACTTGTCGATAAAAGCGTTATTGGCCGCCAGCGTGTTGACATCTATAACATCCGCGTTAATAAGCCCCGCTTTTATTAGCGGACCTTTAGTTAAAGCGTTCGCCTTAAGTGCCTCGAAATTCGTAAACCCAAGCTGTACCGCGAAAGAATCTTTCGTGACGATTTCTATATCGGCATACCCGTCCGACGTTTGGTCAAAGACAGTTGCGTAATCCACGAACCACTCGCAAGGGGCGGCCTCGGTTGTCACCGGGCCAGAAAGGTAAAGGTGATTCACGGTGTTAAAAGTTCCGGTTGGACCGCAAGTTTCCTTGAAAATATAAGTCTCGTATTTCCCCGTTCCCACCATGGGGGTTAGAAATTCTTGCTTGTAACCAGTTCCATGTGAATTATGAGCGTTTTTAAGCGTGTACCCGACGGGTATTTTGGCACTAACTTTAACGATGAACACGGCATTCGCTCTCGATTGATTCCCGAAGTAGAATCCTCCTAGATGACCTGTTGACGTGCCACCATGACACTTGATGTACAAGCACCAATCCGATTCCGAGTACGGGGAACCCGCTAGTTTTTCCTTTATTTGGGCCGCCTCGGTGGATGTCAACGATCCCGCTTGATTTTGACCTGTTGATTTTTTCGTGCGAGATATTACCACGGTTCCCCCGCCATTTTGCGCACCATAAGTTCTAGTCCCGTTTAACCCTACTTTAAATTCCGGGTCTTTATACAACATCTTCCCGTTGACAGACTCGCCGGGTATCCCTTGGGTTCCCGTGTTACCCATCTTTCCCACGGAGTAGATTGTCGAACTAGTTCCATTCGTGTAACTAATTACCGTTTTCGTCCAAAGGAAAGAACCCGCCGACACCGATGGAATCGTGCCACTCCATGCCCCCGTGGGGGCGATAGTACCAGACGTTGATGCTTGATAAGTTACAGTCGTGCTACTTACCCCGTTCCCGGCATTACCATTAGTCCCGTTCGTGCCCATCCTCGCCACTGAATACACGGTACTCTTCTGGTTATCCGTGTACGTTATCTCGGTCTTGCTCCACAAGTAGGAACCAGCAGGTACTGCCGGAATGCTTGATGACCACGTGCCTGTTGGCGCGGTGGTACCGCCAGTACTAGATTGGTAGGTCACGGTCGTGCTTTTCACGCCCTTCCCCGCTGCACCCGTGTCGCCCTTGTCTCCGGTGGCACCATGAGTCCCGATGATCACGGGTGTGCTAGTGTATTTACTATTATCCGTGTACGTGACAATCTCGTAATTCCACAAGTACTTCTTTGTCGTTGTGGTGACTTGCATCCCGGTCGTCCATCCCGACGTGGATGTTGTCACGCCACTTGCACTAGCGGAAGCGAGGTAATACTCGGTGATCGATTTAATCCCCACTCCCGTGGCTCCGGTGGCTCCATGCACCCCGATCACCCGCTTGTTCGTTTCCGTCGTCGTGCCATCCGTGTAGGTTATGATCTCGTAATTCCAAAGGTATCTATTCATCGTCGTCGTGGATGGTACCGTGTCTGACCACGACGTGGGGGCTGTCGTGTTGCTTGACGAAACGGCGTACTTGTTCGCCACCGATCTAACACCACGACCGATTATGCTTGTCCCAACCGGCTTCGGCCTACTCGTTTGCGGGCTTACCGATTGCGTGTACGATCCACTGGTCCACGTGTATCCGTCGGGCCTTGGTGTCCACGTGACGGGAAAATCAGTTTTCACGTGATACTTGCCCCCTCCACGCAGGTACAAAACCGGGATGCTTGAATACGTCATTTGCCCGCAACTCGCCGGGGACTCCGGGCAGAACTTGAACGTGTCAGCGTAAATTAGAGTTTGCGCGTCAGTCGTTCCCCACCCGCTCGCTTGCATGTCGAAATCAAAGTCAACCGAGAAACCAGAGGCATGAGTACTCCAAGCCGGTTTAGTTCCACTATTAAGCGCCACCGAAACGCATATCCTGTTGTATCCCATTCTTTGCAAAGCCGTACCGGTAAAAGGTATCCACTTGTCAGCGTCATAGGAGGACGCGTCCAACCACACGTCAGTTTTCCAGTAATTTTCCCCGGATTTCGCTTTCGTGACAATAAATGTTTTCTCCACATAGAAAGAAGTGGATTCAAGATAAACTTTACAAGTGTATGACGCCGTGTCCGCGTTCATGGCTGTACATGTTATCTCGTCATTACCATTTAATTGAAATGCTCCGCCAACACTTGTTAAACTAACGACATAGAATTGCCCCGTCGTTGCCCCGGAATGAACTGCCGCTAATTTAGAAGTCCCCTTGTTGGCAGTTATCTTCGTTTTCGCCTTCGCCAATTCTCCCGGTAACGGATTCCCGTTGGCATCGCAAGCCACCGTGTGAGCCTCGTTGGTTAGCAGGATCGTGTAAGCGTCTTTCCCCGCCGCTCCCGTGCTTCCCATCTTACCCACGGAGTAAATTGTCGAACTTGTTCCATTCGTGTAACTGATTACCGTTTTCGTCCAAAGGAAAGAACCTGCCGAAACCGGGGGAATGGTGTTACTCCACGTCCCAGTCGGTGCGGTCGTGCCGGAAGTTGAGGCTTGGTACGTCACCACCGTGCCGCTTACCCCGTTCCCGGCGTTCCCGTTAGTACCATTCGTTCCCATCCTTGCCACGGAATACATCGTGCTTTTAGAGTTATCCGTGTACGTTATCTCGGTCTTGCTCCACAAGTAAGAACCAGCCGCCACGGGTGGAATACTTGCTAACCATGTTCCCGTGGGTGCCGTCGTGCCGGAGGTAGAGTCTTGATAGGTTACCACTGTACTTTTTACCCCCTTGCCCGCCACTCCGGGCTGCCCTATTGCACCATCCGCTAACTTGGCAAGCGTGAAATTATCCGACAATTTCTCGTCACCGTTACATACACACCGGAATGTTCTCGTGTAAACACCGGGAGGAAACAACGTGGTGTTACCCGGTGCAACCGAATAAGTCGAGGAGGTCGCCCCGCTTATGTTCGTCCAAGTGCTGCCATTTAAAAATTGCCACTGGTACGACGTCGGCGTGAAATTCCTCGGGAGTGCCATTAAAAGGATGCTTGCCGGGGTTGGGGTACCCGTGTAAGCCGCCTCGTATTTAAACACTTGAGAGGGTGCGGTTATGTCTACTGTTTTGGCTATGGCGTCTTGAATTTTTTCCTCCAACCCCTCAATAACATCAGAGAACTCCCCGTTTTTCGTGAATATTCCCACCCGGTTACTCCCGTTCGGGTCTTTACCCACTCTAATAGCCCATTTTCCCGAGAGCGTGTAACTATCCACCCCGGCGTACATCGTCATCCCAGCATCCTCCGACATCGAGGAAATAACAAGGATCCAAGAGAGATTCGGGTCCGTCCTGTGTCCGAATTGCGCCAGTTCATCCCCCACCTCCGGCACGTCAACACCGTCCCGGTCTGTCTTCGACAAATCAATATAATTCTCCCCAGTATTTGTTACAAGGTTCCAGTAATATTTTTTCTTGCCATCCCCGTACTTGTCACAACGCATCTGCGCCCCGATCGTGCAAGTGTTAACCTGTCCCTCGGATGTATCCATGTAGCAACGCCAGTAATCGCCATATTCCTCCACCTTGTTGACCTTCATTCCTGATGGAGAATACACGTCTTGCCCTCCACGCCAAAATACCTGTGCAATGGCGAGTGCCATCACCTCCATGTAATTCCGTACCGTCAGTTTCCCGGTAGTGAAATCTTCCGTCCCAACCATGCCCGTGCCAGCACCAAGAACACCGGGAATGAAATCCGCCGTTTTGAAACCTTCCCGAAGGATTAGTTTACGGAACTCCGCGTCACCCATGGCGTCTATTATCCATCCTTTCACCTTGGTTTCGAATTCTGTAGATTTAAGACTCTTAAATTTCACATCATCGAAAGTACGAAGTGCTTGATTAAACCAGTCTTCCCAAGCGTGTTCATTAAATAGTTTTGAATCGGGTACTTGTTTAACAGTTTTGATTACTTTCAATAAGTCATCCCATACAGTTGCATTACCATCAGCCATTTCTCTGTTGCGGGTTACTGCTGGACGAAGTTTTCCCCGAGTTTCTCCAATTTCGAGAGAGCCTATTATTTTTTGATTTCCAACAAACTCGTTATCTGCCGTTAATTTAGCGAAATTACTTAAATCAACGAAATCATTAATGTCTACATTTACGTTTACAGAAACTTCGATTTCATGTTTTTCCCAGTCAAAGCCGTTCCAGTAGATTACTGCGAGGGGACTGTTTATAACAAGATCTCCGAAATGAGGGTAATTCCCTTTCTTTGTTGCCAGGTAAAAACATTTGATAGCCGGGGATTGTTCCGGTATAGTCTCGGGTGTGGTGATGCCTAAAAACACGTTTGCACCGATTCCGGCCAGCGTGTCAACAAGAGTTTTTAGGATACGATTATGTTCCGCGGCGTCGATTTTCTCTTCGGACGGTAATCGACGATGAATATAGTCGATCAATTGTTTTAATTCTTCCAGGCTAGTCATAATCTTCATTATAATCGTTATCTGAATAAGATTCGCTTGCACCAACAGAAAGGAATATCAAGTCTTTTTCAAAGGCTGGGGAATACTTGAACGTGAATGATTGAAGATCTTCCTTGTCGTTAGCAATATCAAAAGTTCCTTTGTCTATATTGATAGCGATGAAAGATTTTTTCCCCACGAGGAACACGGTTTCACTGATGGCCATTTCCTTGCATACTTCTGCTAATTTTCGGCTGATATATCCGGTCGAGGCCTCGAAAATATTCGTGTACCCGGATACGAATGTCGTGATGTTGTAACTATTTGCCTTGTAATCCATGGGCAGGTATTTTTGGAAGGCTTCTCGTTCCACTTTTAGTGAATCGGATTGATATTCCGTGATTATGGTATCAATACCCCCGAGTAGATTTCCAAACAAGAAACAACGATTTGCCGGGTTGCCGGGAAACACGTTAAATGTTATTTTCTTGAAAGCGATCTCGTGAGAAGAATTTTCAACCCATATAGTGTAAGAAACAAGTGAAATACCTGTTTTCGCGAGGTTCAAGTGTTTCAAGCCAGACGGGATGGCGAACACGTTGTATTCCGTGACAGAGGTGAAAGTATGCAAGTCTATCGTGTTTTCAGTTCCATCCGAATACCGGGCAGATAGTTTTGTCGTGTAAGTGTCCGGAAACAGGGTTAATACCACGAGATAATGAATTTCCCCGGGGTGGGTGTCGATTGTTTCCGGGCGATGAGACAAGTAGTTTTTGCCTTGAATAATGTAATCCTCGATTGTTTCGAGGGGATAATTATAGAAATTCAAGCGACACTTCATTGCAGTTAAAATACTCGTTTCTTTCATCGCTGATTGATTCCCATAGTATTCCGAGAATAGGACCTTGTAACGAAGCGTGGATTTTAAAAGACGGGTAACCCGGGAATCCTCGAAAGCCGGTAGCTCTGTTTGCATTCTCCGGTGAATGATAGTGCTAACGTCCAAATCTGCCACACCTGTTTCATCGGGATCCAGATTCATGACGGGCAAGGCGTGAAAAATCCCGCTGTCCGGAACCGTTTCGATTTGAATTTGGGCAGTGAGTCGATGCCCGGAAATGGCGTAGTTCCCCGCCCGAACTTTGAAGTTCATGGGATTCCCGGAAGGGGCTAGTTTAGCCGGTATTTTTAATAATTCTACTCCCATACTGATAGATCCTCTACGATTTTTGTTCTTAACGTGAAGGTGTAACGGCAAAACACGATTCCATGAACTGGGTTCGCGAAATGAATACCTTCGATGGAAGACAGGTCGAAAGTGGTGAGCAAGGGGTGACGCTCTTTCTTGTCTTTCGCGATTTTCATGATGAACTGGTCCCCGATCGTTTCGAGGTGATCAAGGGTTTGTGTTCTTTCCTCCGCGTTATTGATATTGCAGGGAAGCACTATATTGAACCCACCTGTCCGGTTTTTTAACACGTTGTCAGGAGAGGAGCCGGAAAAGTCGAAGTCAAATCCCTCTAGCACGAGGGCCGGGTAACACGCGAACATGGCGTTTGAAAGAAGTTCATCTAACTCGTAACGTTTGAATTCTTTTATTTCCTTGTGCTTTTGTGCCAAGTCTTGGAAATAGTTCGCTATATCAGAATATTCCTGTTTCATTTTCTTCCCTCCTTGATTTTTTTCGTTATGAACCTGAAGACGGCGTTCACGGGAACTTCGGCGTATTTATCCCGGTCTTTTAAATCGTCCCCGACAATATTGTCGAACACGTCAAGCCAGGAAGAATCGTGACTTTTTCTCGTGTTAGAGTGTTTCGGGAAAACGAGGGGGTAACGTTCCGTGATCCATTTCCTGATAAGCCCGTAGTTTAAGGAGATAGCCTCTAGTGTCTTTTTGTCGAGTTTTCTTATCTTGTCTATGTTAGCGTCTGCTGTTATCTTGTTGAAACCGGTTTTAGGAGAATACAGGTAAGATACAAGTTTACATAGTGTTTCGAAACGTGGATCAACGGCGTAACTCATGTAAAAAGTATCCACGTAAACGAACTGCATGAATGGCATTTCTTGTAGTTTGGGGTTCGGGGAATGAAGGATTCCCGCGGACGGGATTCGCAGGGTAGTTAAAGAGAAAGATGAGACTTTTTGATCTCGTTTTATGAAATCAAAAAGGTTGGCCAGCTCGTGGATCTGCAATAATGATAACCGTTTCACGATTCGCTTGGGTATATCTAGCATGACGGCAAGTAATTCATGATCATCCGGGCGAGATGTTAAGGCAAGGAATTGTCTTGGTGTCATCTCGGACCAACATGACGGGAAAGTCGTTTCAATGCTCTTTTCCCGGAACCAACGATGATATGTTATCTTGATGTTGTTCATGATATTTTGGTTTATATCCAAATAGTTTTCTTGTTCTTGTTATCCCTAGCGAACACGTTAATGTTTTCCGATACCCCGGAAACTTCTTTCGTGAGATGATCCATGTACCGTGAGGCGAGTTCTCGATATCGTGTGACCAAGGCATCGCTTGTCTCTTTCGATAACGGGTTTCTCTCGATAATTCCGTCCGCGGGAATCTTGTTTTCAAGCCAGACCCCCGTTTCATCAATATTCACCCCCGAATCCTCGATGGCGTAAGCCACGGCAAGGTAAACCACGATCGGGCGAATCAGTTGTAAAAGGTTGGTATCTTGCAAGACCGTCTCGTTTATGGTGATGATGGGAGAGATGTCCAGGTCGATAGCCCGGTGGATGAATGGTTGAAGGTGTTTGAAAACGACGTGTGATATTGTTTTGTAAAATTTCGAGAACACGAAACGATCCGGTATCACTTCGTGTTGCCCGGAAATGTAATAGTCTGATGTTTCGAATTCAGGGAAACGTTCCCGGTTCTTCATGAAATATTCCACGATAACATCAAGCTGATCGAAACCGTTACGCCGGAATATCTTTTTCAAGTCTTCTTCTTGGTACTTGTACAAGGAACTCGTGTTTTCCCCGCTGATTCGAGTGAAACCACCCGGGAGAAGTTGCGTGTTTAGCAAGGTAAAATTCATGTAAACCATGATATTGGCCACGGCTTTCCTGCACATTTTGATCTCTTCGTTGTACGTTCCCATGTCTTTTGTTAGACGGTCATGTAAATCCGTGCCAAGGAGTGGGGTGAGAAAATTTTTTTCCGTGTCTTCCAATAATGGGATTACTCGTTCAAGATCGTAGTTCGAGGCGAACGGGAGGAATTCTTGAATTTCCCGTAAAAGGATTGTTTTATCTGTCGAGAAAATCATGATATTACTTTTTGAGTACCGGAACCGGTGTCCAGTGTGGTTAGTATCGTGTTTCTAAATCTCAGTTGGATGTCTTTAATACCGTTAAATTGTAGCATGGTCTCGATAGGATCTAGTATGTTTTGCCTGTCAAGCCATGCCATGGCCACGTTCACGAGAAACGCTTCCCGGATGTTGCTTCCGCCTTGATTTCCCGCGTAGGTCCCGCCCGGCATCCCGGCGCCGAGAACGTTCGGGTTTACCATGAGCGAGAACAAAATCTCGGAGTTTGCCGCGGCTGATGTTAATAGTTTATCATCTGCCTTGTATTTGTTGTCCAGTGGTTCGATAATCCATTGCTCCTCGGGTTTCCCGTTTGTGCCGATCGTGTAATGCGTGAAAATAGCCTTGTTGGCGTTTGCCGAGTCGGTTAAACTCTCCTCGATCAGATCCATTTCTTCTTGGATTTTTTGTTGGCGGATTGATTTATCCGGGTAATCTGCTACCGGGAATCGTTTATCCCAGTAAGCGTATGGAATTTTCACGTGCCACATCCAGGTGATTTGATTCTCGTATGCTTTCGCGAGAAAAGCGGGAATTTTATTTGCCACGTCTATCCAACCCGCTAATTTTGCTGACCACCAGGAAGGTAAAGGGTAGATGTCATCGTTATCCCATTCGTCTCGAAGAGGGTAAATGAAAGATTTACCTTTTAATTTGCCTTCATACCGGAGGATTTCGAGATCCGCTAAGGGGTCATAATTATCAAGTACCGGGTAAACTTCCATGTTGCGAGAGTTTACATCGGGCCATTCCCCGGAAACGATGCAGTGTTTTATTTGACCATTCTCGGGTTTGGTTAGTCTGGAATGGAGGGCGTTAATGGTATTTATTCCGACGATTTTGCTACCGTCTTGATTGGGGATAAGTTGTGGAAAGGATATCCCGAATTTCAAGATATCCCGGTAACTGTTGGCAAGATAACGGCGGATCATGCGGGATTGCATGAGGTTGATGATCTCGGGATGATTGACAACTTCGAGTTTCTCGTTTCCTTTTTCATCGTAACCACTAACACGACAAGGGAATATTCCTTGACCGAGAACAACCTTGTGTATGAATTTTAACCCGGTGTTTAAAACTCCCGTCCGGCTGATAACTTTAGAGGCTTCTTGCGGGAAGTTATTCCCGGATGCCCAAGAACAACACACGTGTTCCCCGATAGAGACTGTATTATCAACGTCTTGAATTTGCTCTGTATACTTTGTTTTTTCTGGGATTCCCGTGGTTGAAGCGAAATAGTTTTTCCCGTAGGCCATTAATGGCACTCCCTGATCGTTATATATAACTGTCGCTGCCATTAGAAAATCACGCTTAAATCGTTATACTTGATGATCCGGTCTATCCCCACGGGTGTTGGGTGAGAGATCGCGTTCCCGTTTTTGTCAACGGCAAGGATTCCCCGGCAACGGTTCGCTTTCAGATCCATGTTTAGACCACAGGAAACGGCACGAGGATAGTAAACCCGTTCCCCGTTTTTCTTGTCAAAAGTGATAGAAAAAACACGTTGCTTACCGGTGGTCGGATCTTCTTTTATATCAAGTTCTTTTAAAACGAGGTTTCTTTTGATTGTTGTTGCCATGTTACTCCTGTTTTTCCGCTAAAATAGGAGAACGTTATCGCGAAAAAAAGGACAGATTTTGAAGTAAAAACCCCGTTCGGGTGGAACGGGGTAGGTGTTTATCTTGTTTTCAGTAGCCAGACGAATTTACCTTGCCCGGCCACGGGAACGCACTTGAATCCCTTTTCCCGTAGTTGCTCGTAAATGTCTTCCA